GTTACGATGCTTGACTCACAATCAGGAGAACCTGGAGTCAGTGTCAGTGAAAGCTCACCGTCAACGGTGGAGCAAATCACATCCTTTGCGGATCAGGACGCGGGATACACAACCACATTGGATGGTGCATACGATAGCACTATGGATTTGGGGTATAATGCTTCGGCAGATATTTCCAATTTCCTGTCTCGACCTATTAGACAGTCAACACAAACGTGGTCAGTTGGAGCCCCATTGTTCTATAAGTTCAACCCCTGGACTGCCTTTTGCGAGAACTCGATTGTTCGCGATAAGATCAAGAACTATGAATTACTTCGAATGAAATTGCATATGAAGGCGGTTGTTTCAGGAACCCAATTCCATTATGGAAGGGCTATGGTGACTTACAACCCGTATATTAAAGATGACCAGTTGACGATAGAAAGAAATTTCTTAAATGTCGATTTGGTTGCGGCATCTCAAAAACCGCATTTTTTCCTAAACCCAGCGAGTAACCAAGGTGGGGAGCTAGAAATGCCATTTATGTGGCATAAAAATTATCTAGAGATCCCCGCGGCGGATTGGACCGATATGGGGGAAGTTTATATTAAGTCGTTTGGCAATTTGTTGCATGCCAATCTGGGAAATGACCCCGTCAATGTAACCATTTATTTATGGGCTACAGATGTAGTGTTGACTGTGCCAACGTCTTCGGACCCACCACTCGATAGTCAGAGTGGCCGAGGCGGCGGTAAATTAGGGGCAAAGAATAAAGGAAACTCGTTGAGTAACGACGAGTATGGGACAGGAATCATTTCTAAGCCTGCTGCTGCGATAGCAGAGGCCGCTGGATTGCTGAAGAATGTCCCCGTGATAGGACCATATATGACAGCAACGCAAGTTGCTTCCAATAAGTTAGGACAGGTTGCCCAAATCTTTGGGTTTAGCCGTCCGTCCATAATCTCCAATATAGTGTTACAAAAGCCACTTCCTGCGGGAAATATGGCCAATACGGATGCTGCAGATGCATGCCAAAAATTGACACTGGATAGTAAGGCGGAATTAACGATTGATTCGAGGACAGCAGGGCTGTCCGGGGAGGATGAAATGGGAATATCGGAATATGTACAACGGGAGTCGTACCTAACGTCCTTTGACTGGACTCCCACCCAAACCTCAGACGAGTTACTATGGAATTGTCGCGTGACTCCAATGCTTTTTTCACAATTAGATAAGGAGATTCACATGACGCCAATGGCCCATATGGCCACAGCTTTTGAATCTTGGCAAGGATCTATTAAATTTAGATTTCAAGTAGTAAAAAGTAATTTCCACAAAGGTCGTCTCCTCATACGATGGGACCCAAATTTCTTTACGAGTACGGTTAATTATAATACCAATTACTCAAGGGTCGTAGACATCGCGGAAATGGAGGATTTTGAAGTAGTGATAGGTTGGGGGCAGTCGGCCCCCTGGAAAAATTGTAGTGAGCCCTACTTTTTGACAAGCCCGTTTAGGACGGGAACAAGGCTCAACCTAAACCCAAATGATACCAATGGAGTGCTAGAAGTAGCTGTACTCAATGACTTAGTTAGTCCGAGTACTGATTCAAGTATCTCTGTAAATGTGTACGTTTCTGCATGCGAGGATTTGAAACTCGCTGGACCTACAAACGAGAAATTCTCGAATTATCATTTATTTAAAGAACCCCTCGCATCACAATCTGGTATACCACCAGAACGTGAAGAGGAAGAAGGGATGGCTGATAACCCCTTGGGCGCACCTTCAATTGACCCTATTATAGGTCAAGCGCCTGAATCAGACCACACTTATGAGGTCTACTATGGTGACCCTCCCTGTTCAATCAGGGAATTGTGCAAACGCTACTGCTACACACGCGGCTGGTCTATGCCCGCTGCAACAGCAGATACAATGCGTATCAATGGGTTGCGAAACAAGAATGGCCCATACTTCACCGGATGGGATCCAACAGGTGTGGATGAGGCAGCAGCAGGTGGAACAAAATTAACAGTCGGAGCTTCTAGCTTCTCAAACTGGTTTCAACCGGCATATGCTGGCGTGCGCGGTGCTTTTAGGAAGAAGTACTTATTCGAAAACGCGCAGGATGCAGCACCATTAGTTGTTAGACAAGGGTATAAAAATGCAGATAATGGAAATATATTTTCCTCGGAATTGGCACTAGCCGAAACCACTGATAAGCAAAATAAATACCTGTCGTCAAGATACAACTTCGGAGGAGGTGCAGGAACCGCCACTACAAATTGTGGTGTAAATAACACACTGGAAGTAGAGCTACCATACTACCGTCCACATAGGTTCAGCCCCGCACGAAATGTGCGTGCGCAGACAATGGATTGTAACTCGCATCAAGTGCGAGCTCGCTCAGTTAATACTTCGACACAAAGTGTGGCCCCGGTTGTATATCAATATGATGCCGTGGGTGAGGATTATACGTTATTCGGTTTCGTGGGAGTCCCTATCTATTATAGATATACTCTTAACGAGACTTCGTAAAGTCCTCTAGTGTCAAACTATAGTCCTATTTATAGTATAAAATTACATAGGTTATTTCAAGTTCCAC